AAAAGAGCAGCGTAAGCGCATAATTGAATTATTTTTAGATTTTCAAAAAGTTTTTGTAATTTGCATTTTTAACTTGATTATGTACTATTTTTGAAATGTTATATAGAACTATTACGCTAATATGCTTTTCAGTCTCAAAATACCTATATAGAGGTATCATAGAATGCTAAGAGAAAATGTATAAAAACAAACATTTTTTATTACATATGATACAAAAAATGACTTATGTGTTTGACTCGTTCTTTATTCTAGTGCAAAATGGATGTATATGAACCACTCTATACCAATATAATAGTACTTATTGGTACTATAGGAAGTGTATATAGTGTAGCTTTTATTGCAAATAAATTCTTCCAAAGTAAAGATGAGACTGATGAGAAATTAGCAGCTATACTGCAAAAAATAAATGATACTGAAGATAGTAGATATGAAAATGAAAAAAGTCAGTATGATAAAATAATAGAGAGCATTATTATCAATAAGCTCTATTCTTCCAGTATTGACAGCTTTCGGCGAGAAAGGTACAATATGCATACCATATGTAAATATTATGATGTCAAGATTTCTATCAGATATGATAAGTATTATGCCTTTGACATTTGTGATGGACGCGAATACTTGCAAGTTTCTTTGATGGATTATTATAAGAAAAATTCACAGCAATTTCTGACGAGTTTATTTAACCAATATGTCACTGATATCAAATTATTTATAGATGTATATAACATTGATATTGATAGAATGCAACATATGTATACAGTAACCCATAATAGATTTACTGTCAAGTCACATGATTATATCCCAAAAATTTCAAGTATACCATTTGATAATACTGTAATTGATAATGATAATGTTTTCATTAAACTTATTTCTAAAATTGTGGAAGATAACGGTGCAAAATACTTCTTCATTCAAAAGCACACAGGCAGATGCGAACTATTATATACAAATGGAATAGAAGATATTTCACTTGATACATTTGATAAGGAAAACAGTGTATATAATAGATATTTCTATGCTTAAGAAAATGATATGACATATCATACAGAATGAGCGAACAATCAGACATACCAGAACTTGCAATTATTTTTCCAAGACATGTCAGAAATCCTATTCACAAAGACCTATGGAAAGAATGTCTCAAGTGCGCCAGAAAACATTACAAAGATGCTCCAATTATTATTATAGATGATAATTCTATTCCAGAACTTATTGAGCCATTTGATATGATGGAAAATGTTACAGTTATAAATACAGAATACATAGGTGCAGGTGAGATGTTGCCTTACTACTACTTTTATAAATTACGACCAGCTCGGAAAGCTATTGTCATCAGTGACTCTATGTTTATACAGAGACCTTTCGACAAAGATATGCTTGATAGCATCAAAGATATCAAGTTTTTATGGAGTTTTGAGTTTTATTGTTTGCCAGATTGTTATAAAACATATCAAGAGTTTCATTATAATCAAATATACCTTTTGATGAACTTAAAAGAAGGTGCAAGTCTTTCACAATTATATTCATCACAACAATGGGTAGGTTGTTTTGGTTCTGCTAGTATTATTACTTTGGATTTTCTAGATAAATTGGAGGAGAGGTATAATTTCATTCAGATTGTCAAACATATTCATAATAGAGATCATAGACAACTTCTTGAGCGTCTTGTAGCCATTGTTGCTATTCATGAAAAGAGTTCATGGTCCAAAGATAGTATTAGTGTATTTGGAGATATCTTTACCTATCCAAGAGCATTTGCATACACTTTTGAAGATTACAAGAATAATCCAACAGACCCCAATCTTACCATCGCAAAATGCTGGAATAGCAGATGATATAAGATATAACAGTATACATCAAGTAGTACGTTCATGCCCTGTATTGATAAGCTTAGCAACAGGCCTGTAGTATACAATAAAATAATAGCATATTTGCTAGAAGAGCATTATGACATTCATAAACCATTGGCGACTTTTCGTAGCAAGAGGTACCTTTATTCTACTTTCTACACATTCTTACATTCTCCAGAAGATTGTTATGTTATTTTGGATGATACACAAGAAACTCTCCTAGGGTTGTGTGTTATCATCTATGATATTGTAGCAAGTATTTTCATATTTCCAGAACATCGTCATAAAGGTCATGCAAAAATGCTTTTAGAGCATGTAAAAAAAGAACACAATGATGCGTTATTATGGACTTACAATCCCAAGTTCATTCCTTGCTATGAAAAATTAGGATATACAATCAAAAAAATACAACAAGAGGCTACTGTTATTTCCTACCTCTTTTGTAAACAGAAGCCTAGATTATGACATACTTAAGGCATATACTTGTTGTAAGTACACAATAATATATCAATGCTTGCTATGTGTGCTGAAAACGAGGTCATATTAGAAGGTTATGTATATGATTTAGAAGGCTTTGCAAAAGTCCATCCGGGAGGCAAGCAAGCTTTGAATATTTTTGGAGGCACTGATGCAACAATTCATTATCATATGCTGCATCATCATATGCTGCATCATACTGCTTTACAGCCTTATAAACTTCGCAAGGCTGATATTGTAGACCAACAATATACCTTCAATTCTGTGCCTTTCAGAGATTTGAAGCAACAAATAAAAAGGGTAGTCCCTTATGCATATGCAACATCTGAATGGTATCTAAAAGCGCTCATGATATTTGGTTTAGAAATATTCCTAGAACTACATAGCATTTTGTATGGTTTTACTCTACTTAAATCAGCCTGTGTAGGATTATTCATGGCTTTGATAGGACTATGCATACAACATGATGCCAATCATGGTGCTATCTCAAAGAAGGGTTGGGTGAATACTGTATGGGGGCTAACACAGGATTGGATTGGAGGAAGCTCGCTATTATGGAAACATCATCATGTACTTTTGCATCACGCATATACAAACCTTGATGGACTAGACCCTGACGCAACAACTGATATTATTCGCGTGCACCCTGTTTGTAAATTGCAATCATTTCATAGATGGCAAGGTATATATACTTGGTTTTTGTTGCCCTTATTACCTCTAAGTTGGCATTTCAAAGAAATATGGGATTTATGGATTATGAATCATATGGACCATAAGATATCTGCAATGGCTAGAACAGATGCGAATATCGGTATCATATTACGCTTCATATTCTTGACACGGTTCTATATTATCCCACTATATATGTATCCATCATGGCATACAGTTGCTTGTATCATGACAGGTCTTGCTATAGGTGGTATGTATTTAGGTGTCAATTTTATTATTTCACATAATTTTGAAGGTGTTAGGCATGTCAAAAGCAATGATAGACATTGCCATGATTGGTATGCAACACAGGTTGAAACATCCTCGTCTGTTGGAGGGAGATTTTTGGCATACTTTCATGGAGGTCTCAACTACCAAATAGAGCATCATCTATTTCCTCGTATTTGTCACGTGCATTACCATAAGATGCAGCCAATCATACAACAGTGGGCTAAGGAAAACAAAATCAGATACACATATTTTCGAACATTGTCTGAGAATATACTAAGTTGTTACAAACATCTGGTATTCATGGGACAAAGCAGAAAACTAATAAAGATTTAGTGTTATATGTAATAAAATGACAAAACATTATTGGATCAACGTTGATAAAAATGAAAAACGCAGGAAGTTTATGGAGACACAGTTCAAAGGCTTAGGATTACCGAATTATAGAGTATCTGCAATTACGCCAGAAGACTTTGATTTTATACTGGCCCAAAAACGACCACTTACTTGCAAGCATCCTGGTTGTACTTCGTGCGAATATGAATATGCATGTATTTCAAGTCATATCAAGGCTCTAAGAGCTTGCCTGAAGACAGACCCGTCAGACCCTGAAAATGAATGGTTTGCTATTATGGAAGATGATGTGTATATGCCCTTTGAAATTGATTATAAACAGTTGATTGCCAATGTTCCTCCTGATGCCGAACTCATACAGACGCTTATTTTATATGGTCCTACTGTAAAACATCTTTATCAATTTAATAAGAAAGGTATGCAATTCATCAAATGGCAATATTTGCTTCCATCCACTGGTATGTACCTTATATCACGCAAAGGCGCAGAAAAATTAGTATCTATGTACTTCAAAAATGGCAAATATGACTTTTCATGTAGCCCTTATCAAATTGTTGCAGATGTCACTTTATATGCATCCATCAATTCATACGCTACTACTTTTCCTTATGTTTACCCATACATAGAAATGGGCTCAGAGATACATCCAGATCACTTAGCAGCACATTCAAATGCCATTCGGGATATCAAAGAGGTTATCGAAGACGCTGTGCGAAATAAACATCTGCCTTATGTTCTCAAATATATTCCTGAGAGTTCTTATGATAAGCTATGATACATGCTTCTTTTCAATCTTGTATTTTTCATTGAAAAAATAGATGACAATTAGTTGCTTACGATGGTCGCGCAATTTATCAGTACAATATAATATATAGCTTTCATCTTTTCCATCTGCGTTATAATTCTTAATCCAGACATTAAATAGCTCATTGTATAATGCTACAGATTCATTAATCATCGGGTATTCGTGTATTTTGTTCGTTGCAAGCATTTGTGCTTCTTCTGCCAATCCTATGATATGCAAGAAATGCTTTGTAATACAATCTCTGCACCTCTTATTTTTATTTGACAGATGTTCCTCTAGCAAAATGGATTGTTTGATAATCTGTTGCATATTGTATTTTGGGTCACTCACCGGGTCCAATGCATCACAAGATAGATGACATGAGCCTTCTTTTTGCTGCATTGGCTTATGCTTCAATGCCTGAAATGCTTTTGGTTTTTCATAATAGTATTGCATTTGTAATATAATTATTACAGTGCATATAACAATTGTTGCTACAATAACTGTGGTTTCTAATAATGACATATAATTAGAAAGAAATATTCTACTATAATAGAACAAAATAAGATTTGTAGAAATATGAATATTTCAGCGAATACATTTGATAATAATGAAGGTTTTAGAACGAGAAGAAGAAGAGATTATGGAAATGCAGGTACCGCAGGTACAGCAGGTACCGCAGGTGCTGCTGCAGCAGGGGGAGGAATTGGTGCTTTAGCAGCAGGTGGAACAGCTGCTACTATGAGTAGCTCAGGTAATGTGGCACAATGTCCTCTCGATGACAATTCATTCTATTGTCAGGTTAGTAGAGGTACAAATATAGTAAGTATGCTAATGTTTATTATTATTGGCGTCATATCAATGATTTCATTTCTTTATTTTGCATACATATTTATGTTTGGAATGAAGAAAGGTAGTAAAAATAAGTAGACCCTGGGACTAAAATATACAAGATATAAGATTATATTATGTACTATATGTAAAGAAAGATGCAGATTTTTGTGAAGACTTTGACAGGAAAGACTATTGCATTAGAGGTTGAGAGTTCGGATACCATTGACATGGTAAAGAGTAAGATACAGGACAAGGAGGGTATCCCTCCCGACCAACAACGCTTGATTTTTGCAGGCAAACAGTTGGAAGATGGTCGTACACTAGCAGACTATAATATTCAGAAAGAATCCACTTTGCATTTAGTCTTGAGGCTTCGTGGAGGCTAAATGCGTTATATATTCATGTAATTTTGGATTGCATTGAACGAGAGGCACACCTTCATTATAATGTTCTTTATTTTCTTGTATCATTCCTTCTTTATCTTTCAAATGATGAAATCCTAATCCAGCAATACGATTGCATTCAGGTATATGCTGTTTGATTTGCAATTTCCTCTTCATTAAATTGTCATTCATAGGATAAAATCCAGCCCATAGTACACATAAATCATTTGTTGATATGCTATAATGACTTGTATTATGTCTACCATAACCATAGCATCCAGTTACATGATTATGTAAAAACCTATTATTTCTGAATGTAGAAAATCTGAAGTCTTCTAGAATATTCTTGAAGAAGTCATAATTATTTTTTGGCTCATGTTTGTTTAATGTGTGAGGCGAGTATACCTGTAATTTTATGGCTACCTTCTGATTTTCATAAGCTTTCAAAATATCATGCAATGGTCTACCATAAGTAATGAGAAACTCTGTTACATTTAGTATCATCTTGAACCCATCAATACTTCTTTCTATATCCATACATTCACTATCAACATCTTCTGCTTTGAAACAAGAGTTCCTACTATCCACTATTTTCCATTCAGGACATATCTCTTTACAAATTTGCAGACTATTATCATCACAATAATAATTGATAATTATACCATAGTCAAATAATTCCTTATGATGTCTCAACCAGAAAGGAAGTAAATATTCTTCGTTAAATATATGAATGATACATGTAGTTTTCATTCTATATCAGCTAATAAATAAAAATATTTTATTATTCTATTATTCTAACGTACATAAGTACTTTGTTTGATTTATAAGTTCTATAATCTCATCTCGAATGTTTACTAAATCGGTGTCCTTTTCTTCTGCAAACTGCATAAATTGTTTCGCTGTGTCATCAAGGAACTTAGGAAACGTCTTATCATCTAGAGTTGTCAATGAGATATTCTTATTATGCTTGGTAAGATATGAACGCCCATATCTTCCTATGTAGACTTCTACAAATTTATCAGTAAGTTCTGCAAATTTGTCAGTAAATTCATCTGATGCTTTATGCCTCGCGTAGGATTTTGTCATCCAATGGTATAGTTTTACATTGGTTTGTACGTAAAAAATATAATGAATTATATTTGGCAAAGTCATGATTTATGCTTACTATTATATGATTTTTTATTTTTGTTTAGTTATTCAATAGTAACTGTGATAGACTATTAATCTCGTTCGGACAAAGGTTGCGATTGGTTTTGATGAAGATGCATTCATATGGATGAATAGTTCTTCCAAAGCAAGTATTTGCAAAACCAGGGTCATGACCGTAGCCACTGAAATTGACATCATTTTGTAATGTTCTATAATCTAATCCATTGTATCCTGCAACAATAGCATTGATATTCCATCCATTATGTAGTACTAATTGTGACATCATGAGTTCTTTTATTACAATGATATCTGTGAAGTTATTATAACATTTAGAACTGAAAAGTTCTTTTGAAAGCAAAAACTCTAGACACTCTTTATCCATGGCAAAGAACTGTGTTTGTACGTGTGTATGTGGACGACTGAAACCAGAATAGTTTTCAAATATTCTTGATATTGGTGTAGGAGAACTAAGAATATTAATTGTAGTCCCTACTAATTTGACCTTATTTTTATCATCTTTTAGCATATCAATGAAAGGTTCATACCACTTCATTCTTACATACGGCGGGATGAATGGTCCTCGTACTGAAGTATTCATAAAAATAATATACTTGTATTGGTCGTATTGTATGTTATTTAAAGCATGATTATAAGCACCGAAATCATAATCTTCATTTGCTTTAGATAATACTCTTATATTTGATACATTTGGGATATCAACTGTAGATTTCCCGTTTACAATGAAGACATAATCACATTCTGAATAGATACCTTTGCGTAGAAAAAGCTCTAAATTGTTTTTATATACTTCATCCTTCTCATAGTATGCATATAAAACTAGAATTTGGTTCATATTTTGTTATATATGCATATAGTAGATATATGCTTATAAGGTTTGTTAGTGAAAAACCAAAGAAAAACGAGTGTTTCATTGTTTCTTCAAAAACTAAAAAAGACTGTCATATATTCATTCGCAATTTTGTCAATATATTGATGGCTTCTAGGACCATTAAAAAACGATTGGAGTACAAACAGAATGTGGTCTTTGATATTTCGCAGGTTAAAAATGGGCTTGTTAAGGCATTCATATATAGAATAGTGCAAGGAATATACACATTTGATAAATATATTAGTAAGAAGAAGGAATATAATGTATCTTTTTATGCACCACAGTTAACAGCCAAGAATAAGAATTACATCATGCGTATGATAGAAAATGCTAGTTTGACACGTGATATGATAAATGAACCATCGAATAAATCTACGCCTCATGTTTTTGCAAATAATGTAGCTACTATGTTTGCAGGCAATAAAAATATTAGTGTGAAAATATTCAATGCAAGTGATATTAAAAAATATAAGATGGGTTTGATTGACGCCATCGGTAATTCTTCAAGGAATTCAGCAAGATTTCTAGTGGTTGATTATAATCCAAAGCCGGTGACAGCGAAGACAATTTGTCTTATTGGTAAAGGGGTCACTATAGATACTGGAGGCTACTCTTTGAAATCTGGTAAACATATGTATCAAATGCATATGGATAAAACAGGTGCAGGAATATGTATAGGTCTCTTGAAGAGCTTAAGTGATAATCAATATAAAAATAGGGTTGTTGTACTATGTCCTCTTGTTGAAAATATAGTATCTGATAAAGCTATCAAACCTGGTGATATAGTGTCTGCATATAACGGTCAGACTGTTGAAATTGTCAACGTGGATGCAGAAGGTAGGCTCATTTTGGCAGACGCTTTAGCATATGCTTGTGAAGTTTATAAACCAGACTATATATTCGATTATGCTACCCTTACAGGATGGTCCACTAAATTACATTGTCATACTAGTTTCACTTATTTTACATTAGATGGCAAGATGGCTAAAAACATTACAAGTATTGGCAGAGAGTATGCTGAAAGAAGCATTCGGATGCCTCCATGGACTGATTACATGCAATTTATAAAATCTGATGTGGCTGATGTCAAGAATTCTGGTTTTGATTGTCAAAATAGCGATGGCTTCATGGCTAGTATATTTCTGATGAATTTTATTCCTTTAAAATATAGGAAAAAATGGGTACATTTTGACATCCGTTTACAAAGCATAAATAATGCTGTGAATGTTGCAGACGGTTATGCTACATTTTATGAACTAGTGCAAAAAATATGATACATTGCAAAGTTTAAAAAGTTTTTTTTGGTTTTTTTGTTTTTTGGTTTTTGTTATTACATTATCATTTATTTACACATTTTTTGCGGTTTATTTACATCTCATCGCTATCATCAGCGGTAGCAGCCTTCTTGGGCTTGCGGGTAGCCTTCTTGGGCTTGAGGACAGCAGGCTGTGCGACATCCATGATGTCATCGTTCACCTTGGGGTTGGACGTGTCCTTGTCAGAGTCAGCCACGACGACTGGCTCAGGCTCTGGTTCGACTGCATTGTCCTTGTCTTCGGTACCCTTGGACTTCTTCCATTCGGCAATAGCCATCTTGAAGATAGTCTTTGGGTCGAAGGTAGGATTGGCTTGTTTGATGATGGCAGATTGCTCCTTGATGAAGGTGTTGTAGGCAGAAGGAGCGCGCTTCTTGATGATATTGCCGTCCTCATCACGCTCTCGCTTGGTACGCACCTTGCGGGGCTTCTCGCCATTATTAGCCTTATCTGCCTTCTTCTTCTCAGCAATCGACAAATGCACGCTCTTGTAAACCTCGCCAAGAATTCTCTTGAGTTCGCTGACAGTATACTCCGTGTTGTTGTCAATCTTCTCAGCAAACTGCTCCATAACGGTCGCTGTAATAGTCTGAGTAGCCATTGTTTCGCTTGTAGGTCGCTAGTAGGTCGCTAGTAAGTCGCTAGTAGGTCTTTGAAAACTGTTTTCGCTTTGGGGCTTCACTTGTGTTCGGCGAATAATTTTTGTAAGCCAATAATCATTTTTTTTTCATTTGGGACATTTTTAGAACAAATTTATTCAGATATAAAAATGTTCTAAAATATGGGAAAAAATAAAAAAAATGATTTTCATATTATTATTTATTATTGTACCAGTGCCAATCTTGAGAAACCTCACAAAATCAATATCCCAAATGGCTTCGTGTGATATTATCAGCTCCTTTCGTGACATGTATACAGAAAGCGTAGTACAACAAGATTTTAAGGATAGTATATTGGATGATTTCTGTGGATGTTTAGTATCCAAATGGTTGACTATTCAGTTCAGCAGCATTATTACAGCTGATAATGACACATATTTGCACGTCGCATGCATATATCTTCAACCATTCAGCGAGTTCGACTACTGTGATTTCACAATTAATCTCAAACATTGTCCCCAAAATATTCTTAAAATGTATCAGTACGCAAAGAAGCACACTACATTCTCTATGGATGCTGAAAATGTTGTAGAAATCATCGCCCCATACATCTATAAGAATAGCAGGACCATCCTCAAAAGATGCAACTTGGATGTCCTTGTACCATCTTTCAGTCCCTCATGCGTTCATATATCTGAAGCAGAAGAAATCAAAAAGGTTGACAAACTATTTCAATGTAAATATAACTAAACCTATTATCATGATGTCTAAAAACCTTCAAAACCCAAAAAAAAATATTTTTTACATTTGATGCAAAGCAAAATCATTTTTCTCATAATAGCTGCAAAGCAATATTATGTTCTGAACTTATATTGTCATTTTGATAAAATCAGCACAGAGTTTAACATCGGGATATGCATAATTATGCAACAAATCTTTGACGCCTTCAATTGGTTTATCATGTTTCAACATGAAATGGAATGTTGAGGCATCTTTGATATCATTGTTTGGATACATTTTATTGAATTGCTTATAATCCTGATTGAGTATCAGACGAGTTGCTGTCTTCAATATATATTTTTGTAAGGCATTATTTTTATTGAAGTTATGGTGTACTGAAACAAACCATCTAGTCACATCCTTTTTGAGAGGTAGCATCGATACATATATAATGAGGTTCTTTGAACCATTATCTACAGATACTTTGGACCATGCTACTGTGGGATTGATAAACATATTGAAGTTTTTCGTATATTTTACACGTCTTGTCATACTCATTTCACTGCTTATGACACGTATATTTGACTTGATGTGATAATCAAATTCTAGGCCAACCCTATCATTATATTTGATAGTTCTTACATTCGACGGTGGTATAGAACTACCAAAACCTAGCAAACCCATATGTACGAACTCGGGATGGTGCAGATCCATAGAATTATAAGCACAATCTTTCAAACCTGCATTCATATCAATTTGAAGATGTTGTGTTACATAACCTCCCTTGTTGTAAAATGGAATAGAATGTGGCAATTTTTTGACTGGATTATGAGACCACCATAAGCGACCCTGGTAATCAACGATTTCTCCATAGGACTGTTTTTTGTCATGTTTAAGACCATGATAGGGACATAGTAAAGTCCCATTTACAAGTTTCCCCTGGTCTAATGTAGACCCCAGATGACGGCAAATATTGATGGTTGATAGGTATTTTTCATCATCTTTCCACAAAACCAATGGTAGTTCTCCAATGTTAAATCTATATGGTCTTGCTAAATCAATATTCTTAGTTATACCAATACAATGCCAATGATTGAAAAACCCAAAAGTAAAAGAGTTTACGCTTGTCAAACTTGAGAGAAGCGCTGCTATTAGTAACCAGGTCATAAATTATTAAATCTTCTAGCTAAACCCTTATGTAATTATACAATAAATGTTTTTAACTTTATCACCAAGATAAGCAAAATTAGCAAAAACATTCGTATATCTTTTGTGTAGGTTGTATTGAGGTAAACGGTATATATTGCTGCATTTCATAGGTAGTATGGCTTTTTCTGAGTTCATTTGTTATATCTTGATAGGTCTGTGCGTAAGATGTAAAATCGTCATCGTTTGGTTTGTTATTGGGTTCAAAACATTTGAATATATTCCTATCAGTTTCTGTTAGATAGAAACTCGCTGATAAAGACACAGTCATATTGATATTCTTTTTATAGAATACATTGTTGATGTCTGACAGTAAATTGAAAATATCATCATTCATATAACCTAATTTTATGATGAAATTCGCGAATGATTTAATATTTTCATTCTCT